GTTAACTGCGCCCCCTTATTTGTCCTCGAGAGATGGGGGAGGGGTCAAACCGCGTTCCTTTGCCGACTTGACCGCGTGACAACTGTTGCAAAGGGATTGATAATTTGATTCGTCCCAGAATCCACCACCTAATCGAACCGGTTTAATGTGATCAACCATCTCGGCGGCCGTTACTCGATCGGCCTGCATACATATCCGACACAACGGTTCGTTCATGAGTTGAATCATCCTAGCCTTGCGCCATCGCACGGAATGGTAGCGGGTTTCTTTATTCGGCCTATCTTGATTGGTTCGTTTGCGTTGGCGTATGTCGATGCGTGGCATGGTGCAAAGATATTGATTTGTCAACGTTGTCAACGGGCTGTCAACGGTCTTTGTTGACACCTTAGCCCGCGCCCCTATTGGGTTGTCAACGTTGTCAACGAAATAAAAAAAAATAATAACTTATGAATATATATATAGTATGTATGGGTGCACATGTATCACACGTTATGTTTCTAGATTCGTGTACAAACGTGTACAACGTTGACAACTCTTTGTGGTGTTGGCTTTATCGCTTTTATACGATTGTGTACAAACGTTGACAACGTTGACAAAATACGCGGGTTTATACACATTTAGGGGATAATTGCGGACCGAATGGAAACAAAAAAGGCGGAATAAATCCGCCTAATCTGTCAAACCGAGTCACCACACTCAGGGCAAATATACCACATTCAACGGTATTTGAATCGCCCGTCCTCGTATTCCTCCCGCAAATCGTACCGATTCGACGTTCTTTGCTCCTTCAATACGTATCAGTATGCGTGAGTGGTTTTTAGCCCATTGCGTGCCGTCTAAGGCCTTTTTAACCCATAGGGCTGTATTGGCTATTAATACGTGATCAAACTCGCGCTTAATGCCGCACCTGCTTAAAACTTCCTCGGCCGTCATATAAGATATATTCGACCCGCCTTGTGCATTCCCAACCGACTGAATTAACTCACCAACAGTCACCTGCATCGCTCTATCGTCCCGATTGTGCGCGGTTATCTGTTGCTCCAGAATATGACGTAAACACGCCAATTCGTCCTTGGTTTCCGTCAAACTGCGTTCATCGTCGAACTCATACCCGCGGAATAATTCGCGCGCATCCTCCTCGCTGATTCGGTCTGAGCTCATTAGTGATACACGGCCCGCAAACATCGGCGCGAGCTGATCACCCAAACGCTGCTCACCCAATTCCTCGGCGATGATCTTAGAGAATACCTTGGTATTGTGTAGGATAACCGGGAGTAATCGAACCGTCCTCGCCTGCAACCGTTGAACGTAATCAGCCGTGAATGTCTTGGTGAAATAACGCCGTTTCTCCTCCCATTCGTGTTTGGTTGTGGACGGTCTGGACAGGGTTAATACCGTCACCCGCGTTCGGTCCGACTGTTGGTGAACCTGTACGGCGATGGATGCGAACGCAAAACACGACCTAATTCGATACGTTTTCGCCGTGCCCGATGACGTACCTTTCGCCATCACACCGCCGTCCTCGGCCGATGCTGCTCGCATTAACGCCATGACGGCCTGCATTCGGTCCTGATTCCGTTTATCTTCACCCTCGGCCTCATCGAATACGACCGGTATAGCATCGTGTCCAAGCGATTGACGTAAACCCGCCTCAGACGTTTCGCCCTGTACGGACAGGCAGCACGCCCCGAGCATAGACCGCACCACGTTTTGAAATACCCACGATTTACCCGTACCCGCTGCGCCCGTTAGCCAGATATGAGGCCGCCAAGATAGCGCGCCACATACGGGAGCAATAACACACCATCCTGCTAATAGGTGCCCATCGATTTCGCGTGACCATGATAGCCCCTGTATAAATTCGGCCATCTGTTCGGCCTCGTCGTCGCCCATCGGGTTTGATACGTCCATACCGAGCGGTTCGGATAGTTCGTATAGGAACTTGGATCGCTGATTTTGTAGCGGGACGGATTTGCCGTTCACGATCAGCGATGACCCGTTATGAATTACCACGTTTGAGCCATCGACCCACGAGCCTCGACCCCGTATGATATTTGGGTTAAATATTCCGATTTCCTTGGACCGCTGAACCAAATCGTCCAACGCCTGCTCGCGGTCGTAGTTCGTTTTTGACGGATAGCGCGACCGCCAATATTCGAGCGGTGCGAGCTCGGCCAAATTGGCTTGGGTTAGTCCGCTGGATGACTGCATGATAATTGTTTTTGAACCCTTGGAATAAAACACGTGTTTTAGCCCGTTTTCGTTAACGAACCCGAGTTGTATAAAGGGGGTGTCGTCGGTGTCGAGCGGCGTTGAATGCGTCTGGATCCATTCGGGTGAATATGGACCGTCCGCAGCATCGTATTTCGGTGGGGTTCCTTCTGGCCATGTAATCAGGTGCAAGGTGCAGCCCATACCGCGGAGGATCGCTGCGATTTGGTTCATAGCCTTTCGCCCTGGTTCGTCGTTATCTGGCCAAAGGGTGACGGTTTTTCCTGCAAGGGGTTGCCAATCAGTTTTTGCGACCGCAGCGGCCCCGCCTAGCCACGTAGTCGCGGTGGTGTATTTACGTGCAGCATCGGCGGCCTTTTCGCCTTCAACCACGACGACGTGATCTGCCTTGATGACGTTGGGCAGGTTGTACAGAATGCGCGTTTTAGGCGCACCGTATTTACCCGCCGTCCATGGTTTAACGTCCTTTGCGCCGTCTGGATAATCGAACCGGTGCACCTGACAGTGTTCGGAGCCGTCCGCGGCTAGGTAGGTCCATGATGACGTGTGGGTGGGGTTCTGTTTGCGGGGTTTAGGTTGTTGCTGGATGCCGAGTTCGGTTTTGTAGTCCGCACCGAGCTGTTTGAACCAATCAAAAATATCCCCACCGGCACCGCACGCGAAACACTTAAAAATCTGCTTGGCCGGGTTGACCATGAGCGAGCGTTTTGTGTCGTCATGGAACGGGCATAGACCGATATATTCGGTGCCTTTATGGGAGAGTTCGACGCGTTTTGAAACGATGTCGAGAATATTGTGGGTTTGTTTGAGGTGGTGAAAGTCGGTCATAATAGCCCCGCAATATAAAGCCCAACCGCGGCACCCGATGCAGCCCCCGCGGAATAAATTAATTTCTCACCCTGCGAACCGAATGCAGCCCGCTTAACATTGAACGTCCAAACGTAACTGATTAGGAACGCGACCCCAATCGATAACCCAGTGCGACCCGATGCGAGCAACACGGTATTTAGCGACACGAGCGCGACCTGAACGAGCCCCGTTAAATATAACTTAATCACCTAATAGGACCTCCGCATCCTTAGCCGACCGAACTATCCCAGCATGCCCGCCCGAATGGTCCACCACGTCGATAAAATTAATCTGTTCTTTGGTCGGTCGCCCCGATTCGGTTTTCACCTCCAAGGCGACAAAAACAGCAACGCGCTGACCTACGTGTTTCGGTTCGATTGTTATCGTTTTCCAGCCGATTAAATCGGAGCTGCCGACACATAAACCGTATTTGACCTTGGCGGCTGAATCGAAACCGGTGTTATTTCGGAATAATCGAACGCCTGGTATTTTTGAAGCTGCCAGCATAATGCGTTGCATTAGGGTTGTTTCATTCATAAGAGTTTCTCATTACCATCGCCCAATTTAATAAACCCTGAATCTTTTGTTGATCCAGTCGCCCTGATAAAATCAATTTCAATCTTGGCGGAGTTGATAATTACCTGTCCAACGTCTGCCATTGCTTTAGCTGTTGGTATGTCAATATCGCCCTCCTTTAGGCGTTCTAAAGTTTCAAATAGGTGATCTCTTAAATCGTTAATTTTATTGCGTGCCATTTTTTTCTAATTGGTTAATTTTACGTGTGATTGATTTTTTAATATGTAGTACTTCCTTAAGTTCAGCGGGCAAGTTGTGCACTGTGTTGCGCCTCATATGCTCGTGGCGGTCGATTAGCTCCAAGTTGTTTAGGGTAATGTTTGCCTTATTGCGGTCTTTGAACACAACAAACAAACCCTTAGGCACCGGGCCATTTGCAGCCTCCCACATCAATACGTGCACAAACTTAAAGCCCTTTGCAGTTTTTTCAACTAAATAGCCATCCCTTAAAGAACGGTGCCCGATTGGCTTTTGGTTGTGCGGTGGTTGCCCCTTTTTAAATTGGGTTTCAACACCTCCCTTAACAATTCCTTTCGTGCCCTTGTTCCAACTTTGCATACCTTTTTTGAATTGGGTTTGCGGGTGCCCCTTAAAATTGGCTTTGTAGTAATCGTTCAAAAACTGTGTGCTTTTATTAACGCCAGTGTTTTGCTGTTTGTGATAGATCTGCGCAACTGTGCAATTAAATCGCTTTGCCAAATCCTTTGCCATTGTGCAGGGGTAAAGTTGTATAAACTCTGCCGTTTCTGCTTTTGTCCATTGCTTTCTGTGTGCCGGCTTAAGTTTTTCGTGCGGGTTCGTTAGGTCGTTAATCATGCTTCTTCAGCCCTTCCGTATAAATTGCAAAACCTGGCCCGACATGAAGCGATGATGGCACTATTTCATCCCACAACAAATTGGGGTTTTTGGTTCTAACGTGTCGGTTAAATTCATGCAGTGCGTCCCGCATTGTTTTGGAGTTACGAAAATTGTCGTAGATCTGTTGATCTTCGGGTAGGTTAAATTCAATTGTTATTTTCATGGGTTTGTTCTATTGTTGGCATTGTTAATAAAATTTCGCCATCGGGCTTAATCCACATTGACGCGGTGAATTCTTGTGGCTTAACTTCTCTCATCCAAAATTGCCACCATTTGGGTGTTGCTGCTGCGGTAAATGTACAAGACAGTCGTTGCCATCCGTTTTCGGTTTCTTGGATTAATTTAAATTGGTGCGGGTTGTTGCTCATTTGTTGTTTCTTCGGTTAATTTCTTTTTCTAAATCTGCTTTAAATCTTTCAAGCCAGTAAGTTGGCACATCTTCGAGTCCACCACTTCCCCACTCAATCAACGCTGAATGGTATGTGTTAAATGGGGTTTCGTCTTCTTCTTCGGTGTATTGTTTCATCGCTTTCCAATTACCAATATAAACCTACCCCATGCAACGGTCCAGTGTGAACCGCCTACAAATTTCTGTTTCGGCCAATACGTAATCGCTGGCAAAATCTCAATGGGTCTGTGCGACCGCGTTAGTTTTAGTTTTATCATAAATTTTGTATTTCTTCTTTAACTTGTTGGTAAAATTTAATCGCGTTATAGGAACTATAAAACGGCTTTCCGTCAACCGTATTGCCAAAATTTAGTAGTATTTCGTCGACGCAAATTAGTGCGCATTGCTTTGCAAACTGTCTGTCCACCACCAAATCCAATTCGTTAATTCGTGTAGGTGTTTTACCATAAAACCCGTCAAACAATTCCTGTGCTTTTTCTTTTGGTGTCATTTCCTTCTAACATTATTTAATACATAATTCACACCCGACTGGCTCATCCCCATACGTTCAGCGATTTCCCGAATCGAGTAGTTAAAATCCTCCTTCAATAAAATTATGGCGTATTGACGCGCCGTGTAACCTTTTATCATTTTATAGTTACTAAATTATCTTTTCGACTAATCAAAACACCCTTAACCGGTGCCACCAATCTAGCCCGCTCAATAAATTCGTCGACTGTTGGCTCACCATTGAAGGCCACCCAAACCGTTCCGTCACCTACCGCGCCTGCATCGATTATCTCGCCCCGTGTAACCGGTCCGTATTTCGCCTCCTGGGCTTCGAATCTAAATCGCGCCCATCCGACCTTGTACCCACGTTTACGCGCGATGGCAACCCATTCCTCAAACGATTTCCGACCCCACAACTCGCGTTTCGCTTCCTCCTTGGCGCGTTCGGCCTCTTCGACCGGTACTAATTCGCCTGCAACCTTAACCAGCTCTCTCGGTTTGGGTGGCGGTGTCGTTCCGCATTCAGGACACGCCGTTCCGCTCGATTCGTACACGGCGTAACATTTCAAACACTGCCGAATTTCTGACGGCGTTCGTTTTTTCTCGGTGCCTTCCTCCAAACTCCACTCACGGTGTTGGGTGATCAGTCCATGTCGGTGACAGTTACCCGCATGATCTAGCAGTAACGCGCGGGTCTTACCTGGGTGTTTCCGTAATACTCGCCCCATCTGCTGAATGTACAGCGATAACGATTTGGTCGGTCTCAGCGATATACCAACCTCAATGGCTGGGACGTCCGTGCCCTCCGAAATAATATCACAGCTGCATAACACCTGAACAGTGCCGTCCGACAATCCCGCAATCATTTTGGCGCGCTCCTCTCGGTCCGTGTTACCGTCAACCGATACGGCCCGAAATCCCGCGTTACGAAAATCCTCGGCGACCTGCTCGGCGTGTTTCACTGATACACAAAACACCACGCACGGTCTGCCAGGGGCGTGCTTCATGTATTCCTTGATGGCCGAACCCGTCACGCTTGGTTTGCTCATCGCGTCCGATAGTTCTGATTTCACGTAATCGCCTGCAACGGTTCGAACTCCTTTCAAATCGACCGCCGTTGCTGGCGCGTATGTTACGGGTTGGGTAAGCGAACCGAACTCGATTAAATCGTAGATCTGAGGGCCTTGCACCATCTCATCGAAACAATCCGCCAATCCCTTGCCGTCTAGCCTGCAAGGTGTCGCCGTAACGCCCAATAAATACGCGTCTGGGTGTCTGGCTATAACCTCCTGATACGTCGATGACGGCGTATGGTGGCACTCGTCCACTATAATCAGGTTAAACGGTTCAGTGTTGCGATTTCTCAACGTTGCAACCATGGCAACCTGCACGGGCCAAAAATCGTTCTGCACGTGCTCGGTAGATATAAACCCGTGCGGGATACCGAAGGCCGATAATTTCTGCCCTGTTTGTTTAAGTAACTCCACGCGATGCACCAAAATTAAAACCCTCCGACCTCGGCGTACAGCATTTAGCGCGATGTGCGACATAATCACCGTTTTACCGCCCGATGTCGGTAGAACGTATAGCACGCGTTTAACACGCCCAAACGCCTCACGAATTTTGCTCACTCCCTGCAATTGGTACGGGTATAAATTCATTTTCTATGGATTCAATAATTACGTTAATATGGCGCGCAAAGGCTTTATTGGTCCCCATGTATTCGCTAGCCCGTTCGCATGCGTTCATCATGGTTGTGTGGTCGCGGTGTCCCAATTTTATACCAACGGCCTTGAACGTGTGGCCGTAAACCTTACACGCGATATGAGCTGCCGCCATTCGAGCCACGACGCGCTCGGTTTGTCGGTTTTTCTCAGTTAGTTCGGTGTAGCCGATTTTAAAAAACTCGCATACCTTCAACAGAATTCCATCGATTGACATGGGTACCAATCGGTCCAAATCTGGTTTATAGTTCACCAGCAATCGGAGCCGCATAATTTCGCGCTCCTGATCTCTGATCATCTGCCTAAGTCGTGAAATTTCTTTTTGCAAGTATGGTGTAGTTTGGGATTCGAAAGACATAAGTCGGTTTGATATATTTTGAATAGTATGGTGAAAAGTTCGGCGGATTGAACCGCATGGATGTAATGTTCGGCGCGTGATAAGGATTCGAAACGGGCGATAATTTGCCCGTGTTCGTAAACCCTGAATTCCTGCTGCCCGTTGACGTTGGCGACGCGGATGATCATGCGACAACGGGCATTATGATTGCGTGTTGGATGTGCAGTTCGTCAATGTGGTTACAAATCGTAACGGCTTTGTTTTCACCGCCAAAAACGAAACAAGGCGCAACATCAAAATCCATGACGGCAAACAGTTTCTTCAATTCTTTATCGCTCAATTTAACCGATCGCGCGTCATTGAATGAATACAGGAGCACCGATTCAAAATCAGGCGACACGATTTGCGTTGAGTATTCGAACTCGCTTGCACTGGAACCCTGATACGCTACGATTTTGTTTTCCTCAAAGTGAACCTGCTGAAACGCCCAGAGCTGCTTTAATAAATCGAAGTGAAACGTTTTGCCCTCAATTAGTTTGCATTCCTCAGGCGTAATCAGGTGAAAATCCTGCAATGATTGTTTGATTAGGCTCACCCCGTTTGAGGCGTACACGTAACCGTTGTGAATTTTGGCGTATCTGAGTGACTCGCGCGTTTCGTCCGTTGATAAAATTTTGAACAGTGGCGTTTTAAATCCGCCGATTTTCTTGTTGTTTTTCATGTGTGGTTATTTTGGTTGTTGTTGGTTAAGTGATTTGATGAGCTCGTCGGCAATTTTAACCGCCCTATCGGTAATCATATATTTTATATCTACCTCGTCTTTGGTGCTTCCATGTGCAACAAGTCGCTGCATCGCCATCGCTGCAAAATATTCGCGTTTGGTTAGACCGAACTCCGAATAATGAACGTCCATTTTAACTGGGTGAATTGTGCGGTTAGCTTTGGTTTTCATTTTCAATCTCCTTCAATACTTTAGCACTTATCAAATGGGCTAATCCAAATAATACGGCCGTTTCAAATCCTAGGTGTTTTTTACACACTAATAGAACCGTGTAAACAATGGCGTAGGCCAATACGTTTTTAAATACCTGTTTCATCCTTTCGCCTCCTTTTTATTCGCCCTAAATCTCCTCATGCCTTCGCGTTTCTGCTCGCGGCGTTTCTGTTCGGCTGCTTCGTATTTTTGTAGGCGTTCCTTCAATGCGAGTTTGTCGATGTTAAGGCCGTCGATTTCGTTGCGTAACGGTTCGATGCGTTCCACTAAATCGCTGCAATTTTTTACCATTGCTTTATAATCTCCGCGGACTTTTTCCAACTCCTCGTTTTTATCAATGTCCCATTTTAGCGACTTTGCGTGTTTTTGGCTTAGCTCAATCAAATCCTTGCATTTATGGTCGTACAATTCCGCCCATTTTACTGCTTTGGTTCGTTCGGTTTCTGCCTCGCATTTATACCGCTCTAAATTGGCCTCTGCCAATCTCCACGCCCAAATCGCTGCGGCCATTGCTGGTACCATCAATAAATAAATCATGACCTCAACGCCTCCCCGCGGTACATACGTTTTAATTCGGTGCGCTGGTGCTGCACGGTCTCATTGAAACCTGCAATAAACTGATCGCGCTCAAACTGATAGGGCTGAGCTTCTTGGGTTGGCTTGGTCCGCAATGATTTACGAACTACGTGGCTGCCGTACATTACCGCAATGGTAACAGGTGTGCCGATGATTAAATAAATAATATCGAGTGACATAGTGAGGCAAATATACCCACGTTCTCCACACTTGCAACACTATTGTTATATTTATGACAATTCTATGACAATTCGTCTAAATACTGGTTAATCCTATCAATATATTTTAACGCGGTTGGCTTGGTTTTTTTCCACCTACTTATATACATACGTTGCAGTTTTAACTCCCTGCAAACGCTCGCCATAGAAACGCCCTTATCGCGGCATTTCTTTTCAATCAATTTGATACTGTCCATCGCTGTCCGTTGTCGGTTGTTTTAACTTTGGCGTACTGGGTCGTTTTGCTCGACTTCCTGCGCCTGTAATAAATTACGCCGTTCCATTTTGATTGGTACAACAACATACTGCCCCGTCTCAATCTACGTGCGATAATTCCTGTTGGTTGAAAAAATTTCTTATCCATATTGCAAATATATTAACTATATAGCTATATATTTGCCAACGTTATGAACGAATTAACCACACCAAACACCACAGATTTCGACGGCCAATTGCTGGTCATTGTCGAACAAAGCAACATTGAACCGACCAAGGGCCAACAGATGATGCAACTTTTTGTGCCCTACTTTAAACGCATGGATGAGGTGGAGCGCAAAATCTCAATCCTCCCGTCCGAAAACCCCAGCAAAGAGGACGTAGCAATGGCCAAGGCGATACGCAAGGCCCTACGCGAAAACAGATTGGACGCTGAACGGGTGAAAAAACAGGGCAAAGAAACCGTTTTGATTGAGGGCCGATTGTACGATAACCTGTACAACATCATTGACAATTCCAGCAAACCACTTGAAAAACGATGCGAGGCGATCGAGAAATGGCACGAAATTCAGGAGGCTGCCCGAATCGAGGCGGTCTACCAAACCCGCAAAACCCTATGTGATGAAATCGGGGCCGACACAGTATTCACAAACATTCGAGCCATGTCGGACGAACAATTCGACGCGTATGTCGCCCAGGTTCAAGCCGCCAACGCTGCCCGAATTGAGGCTGAACGAATCGAGGCGGAACGAATCGCAGCCGAGGAGCGCAAATTGGACGAGCGCATGAAAACCCGTTTAAAGCATCTAGCCGCCAACGATATTGACGGATCACTGCTGCAGGTTCGTGAAATCAGCGACGAACAGTTTGACGCGTTTTTCATGCGTCAAATAGAAACACGCCGCCAAGCCGAAGAGGCAAAACAACAAGCGATCGAGGCCGCTAAAAAGGCCGAAGCGGAACGGGCTGAAATGCAGCGTATTCAGGCGGAGGAGCGCGCCAAACACGAGGCCGAACGAGCCGAGGCCGCCAAGGTTGCCGAAGCTGCCAGAATTGAGGCCGAAAAGGCACGCGCTGAACTCGCCAAGGCCGAACAGGCTAAACGCGAAGAGGCTGCCCGATTGGAGGCTGCAGCACTCGCACCCGACAAAGAAAAATTAGCGTTTTTGGTCACACAAATTGCTGGCATCAATATTCCCGAGCTCGCAACACCCCAAGCCGCTCGAATCACTGCGGGCGTTAAAACGTTGTTGGGCAAGGTTAGAACGTATATCGAACAGGAGGCGGAGAAATTATGACCACCAACGCCGAATACCACGCCTCGCCCCGCCTGTCTAAATCCAAATTAGACCTCATCGACAAGGCCCCGGCGCTGTATAAATACCGCATCATTGACGGCAACAAACGACCTGAAACGCCCGCACTCGCTGCGGGCACTGCGGTTCACATGTTCTGTTTTGAACCGCACCTGCTCGCCTCGACCTATTGGGTGCTGGACGATGCCGCCAAAATAGCCGAAATTGGTGGAGCGAAACCGCGCGCAACGTCCGCATACAAATTATGGTATGCCGAACAACTCCAAGCCAACGCGGGTAAAATCGCACTGGATCCCGACGACCTGCAAACTTATCAGGGTATGCAGCGTTCGTTCCAGTCGCATCCAATCATTGCAGAATACCTAGCACAGCCCCACACGACCGAAACGGTCCTATATGGAACGATTCTGGGCGTTGACGTTCAATGTAAACTCGACTTTGTTACCGGGCACAACATCATCGACCTAAAAACAACGGAGGACGCAACCGAATACGCTGTAACGCGATCAATTAAAAAATACCGCTACGACGTGCAGGACGCTTTATACGCTGAAATATACCGCCAAAATTTCGGTACGTGGCCCCGTTTTATTTTCGCCTTCGTGGAAAAAACTGCCCCGTATCTGTGCGAGCTTTACGAGCTATCCGAATTTGACCGGGAACAAGCCCACGAAAAATACCGCGATAATATTCGCACCTATATCGACTGCATGCAAACGGGCGATTGGTACGGAATCACCAAAACACGCGAAATAAACGAGATATGTTTATAGAGTTAGTCGTTGCCACTCGAGGCCGTCACCGTGAACTATTAAACGTAAACTACATTAAACGAATCGCCCCCGCCAAAAATAGCCGTGGGGGCGAAATTGTTGATATTGACGGCCGATTCTACGATATATCCTACACCAAATTAATTAAACTGATAAAAAATGAAAACACATTGGAAAAAACTGACCAACCCTGACTACATCGGGGCGTATGCACTGAACCCGGGCGAGGACTTGATTGTACAAATCGATCGCGTCGAGCACGTCCAGATTACTGGCGTTGATGGCAAAAAAGACGAAGCGAACGTGGCCTACCTAATCGGACACAAACCGTTCATCCTAAACGCCACCAACCAAAAATCGATTGAAAAGGCCTTGAAATCGCCGTACATTGAAGATTGGGCGGGCAAATATATTCAGCTATATTCGGCCCGTGTTAAGGCGTTCGGTGATACGGTCGACGCGCTACGGGTTCGCCTTCAAGCACCCGAGCCACCAAAGAAAACAAAACCTGCACTCACCCCAGAACACCCAAAATGGGTCAGTGCGAAGGCTGCGATATTGGGCGGTTCAACAACCATCGAAACAATACGGACGCATTACGTTCTATCGCCCGAAAATGAGGCGTTAATTTTAACCGAATAGCATATATTTACAGCGTGATAACAATTAGCGCACCCGCTGAATACGACTACTACCAATCACAGGCGTATATCGCTACCGAGTTAATCAACTGGGTGCGCTTCCGTTATCCGTCCGACATAGCCGACGAAATTATAAAGGAAAGTACAGTGCTATTTTTTACTGATGGTTCGAGCTATTGCGGATCACTTCAACTGCACCCGGTCGAGGCGCACCAAATCACAGATCTTTCAACATCTCAATCAGTTTCGGGTGCGGGTACATGTCCGCCTTATCTGGTCTAAACGACCCATGGACGAACACACCTGATTCGCCCGCCATCGCCCGTTTATTATGGGCCCATATATCGTCGTTATATGTTAGCGGGATTTCATATTTCTCGCCCCAATGTAATAATAACAGGCGCAAAGATTCAATCTGCTCGTCCGTATAGGCTTGCCAAAATTTAAATCCGCGGTATTCGCACTCGATTACCTGTTCAGAATCAACCACACCGCCAAGGTAATTTTTAAACTGATTCGCCTTGTAGGTCAACGGGCCCCAATTGCATACCTCCACACCGATTGACGTTTTATCGAGGTTCTGATATTTTTGGCCTAAGAAATGTTTTGTTTGCAACCCTAAATGACACCCCCAAAAACGTGATGCGTAACCCTGCACAATTTGCCCGTCCCTAGATATGGCCACACAGGTTGCTACGGGCGATCGGTCCGCCTGCCAACCGTGGTAAACTATCTCGCCCTTTCCGCCCCCTGCGGTATGGTGCAGGACGATTTGTTTTTTCTCGCTGGCCTCGCGTAGGTAGTTATTAAACGGAATCTGTTTGATGTTCATGGCTGCAGCTCCTGAATTAAACGGTTATTATACCAATTCGCCTTCTGCAGGTCTTGAACGCCGTTTTTATGACGGTACCTCCAAAGGTATTTTATCGCGTTCCCTTTTAAATAACCCTGAAATTCCTCGGCTGACATGGAGGCCTTGATCGCTTCGATGCATTCGACGCCCCCCTGGTTGTAGTGTGGTGGTTGGTTTACTAAATCCATGCTGCGAATTTAGTTCGTTTTGTGCGTTGTGGCAATAACGTATTGGTTTATGTCGTCGCGTTTCGGCGTTAAAACGAGCCAACGACCTCCAAGCGGTTTTGGTGGTGCGCCTCGCTCGACGTGCCATCCTCCGTGCCCACCGTCGTATTCCTCTTTGTACGCGGGCGTTCTAATCATCAAAATATCGCGAAGTTTTACGTTTAATTTACCGCTCAAATATTCAACAGTGTAGGTTATTTCCATTGATTCGTGTACGTGGCCCATCCAAATTGCGTCTGCACCTTCAACGGCGGTTTGCATTCGGTTGAAATTAATCGCCCCGCGCGTAACTGGACCGCCACCACCTGAACCGTGGTAATATTTAATTTTGTAGGCGACCCGCATTATTGAACCTTGGAAAAACTGATAGTTCACCCAACCACCGTAGCCACCCACCTCGATTTGGCCGCCATGGTTCGCGTTTAACAGCGTAACAAGGCGTTCAATCAAATCGGTTTCGCAATGGCGCAATATGCTGGTTTCGTGGTTTCCGTACCCGATCACCCGAATATTTTTTGCGTATGGGGCGAACCATTCCGCAGCGGTCGAAACGAGCGAATCGAGATATCTGGAATTATTGTGCTCGGGTCGTATGTCCGATTTAGACCTACGCCCGTCATATTTGCCCTGCATGGCGCAAAATAGGTCACCATTAATTAAAATATCGTGACCGCCTTTTTTGGCCTCCTCCAAGTGTTCCCGTAATAATTCGCGATCACAGTGCGGGTTGTCCCAATGAAGGTCGGAAATCAATAATATTTTAGTCTGCTCGAACTGCTTAACGATGGTATGGACGTTTGATTTTTTCATAATGCTAGGATAAGTAATACCGCCAATGCGATGCAAACGGCGCGATACGTGGTTAATTGTTTTTTATGGTGTTGTTCGGTGGCGTGCAGCGCAGCCCTCTGTTGAACGATTACGACCGAATCGGTACGTCTGTACTCACGGCACACGTTTAACCGCTCCCGTGCCTCCGCTCCCTTCAATAAGTATAGGTTTATTTCCGATACTGTCGATGAGTCGGTGCATTGCGATAAGGCGGCGCGTTGTGATGCAGCTAGTATCACCAACAACACTAAAATAAAGTGTTTCATATTTTTCGGTTAACAGGGTATCGGTTCGGCGTAAAAATGCGTATTTGGTCCGCAATTGGTTGATGGTGTCTTTGTGTGTCTGAATCGTGTTTACGTACACGAAACGGGGTCGCTCTGGTGGCACGGCATGTTTTAAATATAGCGCGCCGCCAATGGTTAATAAGATTACCAAAATTACGGCGGCATCAATTTTCCGCATCGCCGAAAAAATTAGTCATGAATTTACCAATCGCCCCGCATATTCCTGAAACCAACATAATTTTCGGGTGATCTAAATTCAGGCCTGCAATGAATAAACTTGCAGCTGCGATTGAATCACCCAACACGCGAAACCTTTTCGGGGTCGGTTTAAAATAATTCTTCAACCTTGGCCTTTTGTTGGTTTGCATGATTTGTGTTTATTCTGGTGTTTGGTATGCCGTCCGAGTTTCTTTTTTGGTTTCGGCTTGAACGTGCTGGATGCGGTGTTAGTTTTTGCCATGGGGTTTGCGCGTTAAAGTTCGAATTGAAACCGTGATGGCTAGAATGACGGCAACGAATTGCAGCAACGGCAAAAAAGGCGTAATGAACGATGTCGCAACGCCCGTCCAAACCAAAATAACATCGGCAATGTCTTTTTTCATCGTCATATTTTGCAGTATGGTGAATCAGGATTGAATTGGCAAAAACGTTGCAAATACATCTCATCGCATCCGCTGAAAGTATGCACCCCCACTGGATTTGGAAACACCTCTTTTGTTGCGAATGATTCCAACGGCTCATCGTTCCAAAGAATGTCCACCGCATACAACGGGGAAAGGTTGGTGCAGTTGCCCTCTTCATCGTGAGCAAGGCAGATGTTGCCGATTTCCACGATGGCGCAGTTTACGGGGTTGCCTTCCGTGTCCGTTATTTGGGCTTTGTAGGTTGCCCATTCGGTTGGGGATGTGAATGAATATTTGGTGAAGGTCATTTTAAAGAGTTGTTAATTCAATGAGTTTGGCATCAGTTAATGGTTCGGGGTGAAGTGCCATTTGTTGGATGAATAAAGGTGTTCCCACAAGCCCAATTAAGTTTTCCATATTGGTAGTGGTAAACGATGTAGCGGAAACGACTTTTGTACCATTAGCAAAAACATCTGCACTTGTTCCGTCCCACTTAATTGATAATTTCAAATTATCACTTGCCGTGCCATAAATTTGAGTTGGTACCCCTGCGATACATTTAAAAAGTGCCAACCTTCCACCATTTGTTGCTCGTATAATAATTTGATTGCCAGCATTTGAAGTTGTTCCATCACCAATAAACATACCTTGTGTATTGTCCCTCGTATACGCAACATTATTCCTCAACTCCATAAACCAAGTTCCCCCACTCGCACTTATCAAACCATTGGTGTAGATGTTTGAACGGCTGAACGAATCTGCAACACGGGTGGCGGTGGCTGATGTAGTTGGTATGTAGGTGGTTGGGTATGCGCCGAGTTCAAGTTGTGCGCCGTATAAAAATAAACTTTGTCCACTACCAATATAACTTGTAGTTGTACCACCGCTCACGCAACAAATTAAATAACTACCCGAACCACTTGAGGGTATTATACATTGACACCTAAACCATCCATTCCCTACGCTTGTGATTGTTGCCGTAATTCCAGTAACAGTATTAACTACTGTTCCGCTTGACAAATCAAATACTTGTGGAGTAATTGCAAGGTTTAAATTGACACCGCTATTAGTGAAAACCGCAACTCTTGAAAGCGTGTTTGCCTTTGCATAAAAACTAAAAGCATAAGTTCCAGCCCCTCCCATATTTTGTGCAGTTAATGCGTGTATTCCGTTTGTTGAGTTGTCAATTAAACTATCAGCATTTGAACTACCATCAGGTGAAGTTGTTGTATTTGCCGTTACACTTGAATTTGTTTTAACCCAAAACGCATCATCAAATTGCTGACTATACAACGCCAAATTTGTCCTCTGCGGCTCTAACAACGCACTCGGACAACTGCCGTACATATAACTCAAACGGGGGACACCCGTACCCATTGACTCCAACAAACCCGAACTATTCGTGCGAATTGCCGTGCTTGTTCTTGTCCAAGTCAAATCCCCGTTTCCGTTTGTGGGAATCTCGGAATAAAGTTTATTTGCCTTGTAACCGCTTGGGATGAGTAACAAACTGGCCTGTTGCAATAACGATGAGCCGTTAATGCCGTTCACAACGCACGTGCCCGCTTCGACCGTTCCGCCGTCACCAATTACGCGGGTTTGGAACGCCGAAAAAATCCTAACGCCCGCACTAATTAACCCCGCTTTAAACAAGCCAAGCCCGATACCTAACCGCATTGGATTAATACGCTAAAACCGAACCTGATGAAATCGTGAACGCCGTAATTTTCGCGCCCAAACCTGCAGGGATATATTCGCCAGCCTTCAATGTAATCCCGCTCAAATTTGCGGCGGTCAATTCGTTGATGGTAGCCCCGTTTTTATCAACAATGGTCAAAACAGTAAACACGGTATCCTCGCGAATTACCAAGGCGTTATATTCTTTGCCTGTTACCGCTCCAGTGCCGTGATACGATTTTAAACCCTCTGAACCTGCGATGTTGTCTAATGCGTTGAAATTCATGTAGGCGAAATTATCCGCCATCGCCGAAACGTATGCAACAAATTACACAATCCACCATTGAATCCCGTCGGATATAACGGTCGTTGTTTCAAACTGTGTCGTCATAACTTTACTAGGTGAGCCGTCAATATCGTATCCACCGCCCGTGATAATTACCTGATGCGATGAGGTTATTTTCTTAAAATAGTACTTTTTACCCTTGCTCAACGTTGGATCAGGCAAATCTACCGTAACCGCTCCTCCAGACGTATCGCACAAAATTAACTCGTAACCGTTCGTTATCGTGTGCGTTCCTGCGGTGTAGGTTATCGGCGCGTTATGTTCTTGAATATGCCATGCAACCGTTTCGGACGCTTGGTCATAATTCAACATTACTTCCCAACGCGTGTTCTGCGTTGGTGCGGTCGTTGGTGCTCCTTCGGCCTCGTTAATCAGGTGATTTAATACCAATGCAGGGGTGCGCTGAACTGAATCGTTTAAACGGGCGATTTGCTCGTCTTGATAGTTAACGCGGTCCTTCAAACCTGTTCCAACTTTAAGCCCTTCTCCAGACGAGGTCAACCCCGTGTAAATCGGAACCAATCCCAACCACTCGCCATCCCACGTTTCCATACGGGCTGAATATACTGCCCCGTTGAATAGCCATTTGTAGTCATCAAAATACAACGATTTGATAGCGTTCAACGTTCCTGCATCGTGCCATGTACCTTGAATAACTGGCACAAAATCGCGATACAAACCCGCAACGGATTTACCCAACATCTCCGTTGGTGATCCGTGCGTTGTGGAATCGTAACCCGAATACCAATCGTCCGCAATTACATCGGTCGTTCCGTTGTTGGCCAATATGTTACCCGTCGCGTATTTATTCGATGAGTAGTAATATTTCGGGGCCAAAATAATCGGCTTGGAATTTAAACCGCTGTTGGTGTCTGGCGTGTAACTCTCCGTCACGTTAAACGTGAAATCTGGGTTGTTGTACGGTGACGCGTCAGCAAACGCAATTTGAATTGAGCCCCAATAATCTTTGGTTTGGAGCGTGTCGTTGCTCGTTTTTATTCCAAGGATGTTGAATTTATATTTAACCGCAACAACTTGGTCAACCTCAACGTGAAGCGTATCAAATCCTGCAGGAGCTGTTGAAATCTGCTTATCAAAAACAAACGATGTCCAAGTGGTTGACTGCGTATCTGTTTTGATGGTTTCCAATCGTGTTGGAATTGCTCCCGTATGCGATACCCAATAAAAATTGGTGTTATCCAATATCTTGATATTCCCCGCTGAATCGGTGAGCCATATTTTGATCAATACGCGCGTTTCGTCTTCTGGTCCTGGAGGCGTTGTTGAGCTGAAAACATATCGCGCGAACTTCATTGAAAAACGAATACGCATCGGGGCTTCGTCGGGCGTAGAACCCGTTGGGACGCCATCAAATACACCGTTTAAAGACGAAATTGATTTATTTGCATACGTCCGATACACGCCCGTGTTCATCGTGCGCTCCGTGTCTATCTGAACGAATTTTGCGGCGGGCTGATATGTTAGTGTTGGTTTTGCTTGCCATTGCGGGCGCACATCGTTACCAAGTTGAACGGTGTGGGTGTATGTTCCCGTCCCGATATACTGCAACGTATAGGAATACTGACGATATGCCACCGTAGTATCAAGATACTCAGCCGCCGAAACAAGCCAGTATTTACCCAATTCATGAACGAATCGAGCCTGTAAAATATTGCATATCTGTTCAATGGCGGCGCGGCACGTAACCATGTTATTTGCTGCGTACTCAAATGAATCGATGTCGGTTGATTTTATGTCACGGAATGCGTCGTAATCGTTTACGAATGTATTCAAATCGACCTTCAACAGATCTATGCCTTTTCGAAGTGCATCGCTCGAATACATTGCAACGGCATCGCGGAAATAATCCGTATTCGTGCCATTAATAACCCAATAATCCTTTAAACCTAACGTGTCCAAACACCTACGGAATAACTGCGAAATCGTTATTTTACCATCAGTAAACCATGACGCATCGACAAAAAATCCGTCAAGTAATTCGAGGCCATCGACGGCAGCCAATTCTACCGTCGGTTTTGCTTGGATGGATTCGCGTCTGAACTGCATCTGATCGGCCACCACGCGACCGACATGGATAAGCTCGTTATCTTGATAAATCAAAACCGCCCAATACTGCTCTGCATTGGTGGCGACCTGTTTAAATTCGCCTAAAATGGTGTCGGACGGTATCGACCAAAACGATGTCGAACGCGATGGACGGATTGAGTTCTCATAGAACGTATCGCCCTCGCCGTCTCGCTCAATTGTGTAACCCTCTCCCGACAATGTTAATTCTGTACCGCCTGAGCTTGAACCGCTCGGACCGTCCCAAATTTCAACGCGGTGTAATTTACCCGTCACTGAATAAAACGAACCGTAATATTTCCTAGCCACGTTGGTTATCCTTATTATACCGATTCAAAATAATGGCCAAATCGCGACCGCTTACGTGTGTTGATGCGATGAAGCCCGAACCTGAATCGCTTGGTTTCATTAATGATTTAAGTTTATCCAATGGTGCGATAACTTCGGGGTTGGTTGATGCCCCTGGATATTCCCCCATCAATCCGAGCGTTGGCCCCGATACGATACCACCATCGGCGAACGCGGTTACGTTGGGGCCTGTTTCCAACATATTGTTAATTACTGCCGAACCTGCCACCAATGCAACACCCGCTGCAATGGCTGCGACTGGGTGGGCGATGAGTAATTCTTTGAACGCCTTCGATGCCGTTGCGGTTGCTATCAATGCTTGCCCGAACGATTTCATAAACGCGGCGACGGCCTGCAGCAATCGTTTTCCAAAATCTTGGAAACTGTCGACCTGTCCCGTCATGATGTCGCCCAACAACTGCCCAAATGCCTCCAATCCTTGCGCGGATAGGTTGTTGAATGCTTGGTTAACGCCTTCCATCGCTGAGGTCATGCGCTGTTCGTAATCGCTCATCGTAACCTCTTGTTTGGCGGTTTCCTGCTGAACAACTTGGGTATATTGTTTCATCGGTCCCGTTGCGGCTGCGAATTTCTCAATGGTTGGTGCGCCTCCCCCAAATTGGCTGCCTGGAACGACTTTCGAAACGTCAGCCACATTGTTTTGGGTGACCTTTTGCAAATCTTTTAGCGCGGTTGTCTGCGTTTTTATCGCGTCCGCGCTGGCTTGTACCGGCGCAATTGTTAAATCCTCAGCCTTTGCAAGTTTAAGAATCGCGTCTATTTGGGTTTGAATCTGTGCGGCTTGTTTGGCTGCGGCCGTTCCAACATTTTGCTGCGATTCTATAAATTTCTGAACCTGCGATGCGGTTGCGCCCGATGCGTACAAACGGGCAACTTCGGCCTGCGTTGTCGCCTGCGCTTTCTGTTGTCCGATTTCGTACTCTAGCATCTTGGCGGATAGTTCCTGCAATTTCGCGTATGCCGCCTTGGCTTTGGCCTGTTTTAATATTTCAGCCGTCAAACTCGTTGTGGCTGTTTTCAGTTGATCGCTTGTAACTTTTTCGAGGTTCTGATTGGCCAAATAATCGGGGTAAATTTTCTGTATTTCTGCCAACGCGTTTTTACGTTGGGTCATACTCATTGCTTGGTCGTTTACAATCGCCACCAATCCACCTATATTTTTTGCCTCGGCTTCAAAATTTTTGTTGGTTTCCTCGGTGATCTGATTTAACACTTTCTGCGTGGCTGAAACCTTATTGGCATTTTTGGAATACTCGACCATGGAATATGCCACCGCGGCCACCAATGCGGCAACGGCTGCCCAGGGCGCGGCGGCCATGGTTATATTCAACAATCTTTGCGCCCCGACTGCTCCGCCCGTTGCGGTCGTGTAGGCTGTTTGTGCGGCGGTTAAAACGGATGTTCGTAACGCTAAAATACCCTGCACGGCTGCGCTTTCTTTTTGCAGCGCGTTTTGAACGGCCTGCAAACCCGTTACAAGCGACATAATGCCCTGCAATTTCATCATGGTTTTTTGGAAATCCTCGCTCTGAACGCCCAAAACGGCCATGGCACCCTCAGCAACGCCGAACGCCCCAGCAAGTCCCTGCATGGTACCCAAAACAGAATCCAAACGGCGGGTATCTGATGCGAAATAACCAACCTCGGCGCGCATGTCGCCAATGTCGTCTTTCATTTTACCTGCGGCCTTCACGACCTCGCTAGCTAAATCGGAAAACTCTGGGCCCAATGCTCGGGCCGTCATTGCGATATTCTGCAACTGTCGGACGGTTGCCATTGACGGATCGCGCTGCGCAATTTTGGCGAATTGGTCCGACATTTTTTTCACGGCATCTGTCGCGCCCTCTGACAATTCTTTCCCTGCCTTTTGGGTCTTTATAACTGCATCGTCTAAGGCTTTTTCTAGCGGTTTAATGTCGCCACCTAAAACGATATTTATCGAACTTAATGCCATGTTTATCGGTTATATGAAATTGTGTAATTCTGCGAAATTTGGTAAACACCTAATTCCTCCGCGTTGTCATCCATAAAATGCCCTTCACCGTCATACTCGACCTCCCAGACGAACACGCCGTTAAACGTGGCTGGCGTTGCAACCCCCAAGGCTGTACGGACTAAATCGGCTATGGGGTAACACTGGGCAAACGTGGCGGCGTAGATATTTACCTCCATTGTGGCAAAATCCGTTTTGCTGTGGCTCGATTTGCTCGGGTTTGGCCTAACTGATGTCAGTCGGTACGTAATGCCCGGATATGGCGCGCCCTGCACGATTCTGAGCGGGTTTATGTTGGTTCCAACTGCTGCAACCAATGCCGCGTTATTTGATAGGATGTTATAAAACGCGTCTACTGCTTTCATGGGGTTGGCGGGGTGAGTTTTGCAAATATATCCCGATGCCTCTCAATGGTTGCAACAATATTGTCGTGTTCGGCCTGCTCCCACGGGAATCGCATTAATTTCTGCGGGCTAATTGGCCGTTTTAAATGCGGTGCCATAATTGTCGCCGCTTGCCACCGTGCAATTTCCCACTGACTGCGTAAGGCATCGCGCTGCATTCCGCGCAAACCTTCAAGACGTGAACGCCATAATCGCGGCGTCGAGCGTAAAAATTCGGCCTCGCTCATGCCCATTTCACCGAGCGAAATTCGCTCAATCATGCGCCACGTTAACGGGGGGCCTTCGTTCGTGGCTTCGTCTTTTTTGCGGGTTCGTCCGTTTTGAAAAATTCCGCAACGGCCTCGCTAAATCCATCTAGTGCAGGTTGAAGCTGTGATAAACGCGTAATCTGTGCGCCTAATTTCTGCGGGGTTAAAAATGGGCTTTCTTGGTCCTTCAATGCGTAACCTTCAACTATGCCATGGAACGCGGCATTTAGGGCAAAATCTAGCGACTCGGCTAGGTGTTTAATATCTTTTAAGTCGGAAAAATCCTGCATCCCAGCGATTTCCATCACGTTGCGCAGGCTGTTGAAATTAAACAAAAGGGGGTGTTGAACACCCCCGATTTCAATGTGGTTCATGTTGCGAATATACGCAACAATCAATTAGATTGTTCCAACCGTCAACGCGCCTGTTCCCTGAATCGATGCAGTGAACGTGGTTACGTCATTTTTCGGTGCGGTCAAATTCAAATCGCTAAAAAACGCTGATCCGCTCAATTTGATGTCGCCAGATACATTTGATGTCATAACGATTGTTACGGATGTACCCGCGATCAAATCGGTTAAAATTTCTTTCCAGCTGATTTGAGCGCCTACACTCGCATCCTCCTCAAACATACCCTCAACCGACATGGTGTAACCGTACTCGCCCGCGATGTATTCCTTCGCGCCCGCGCTGTCCTTGTTGGTTGTTTCGATCATGTCCTTTGTGATGGAAAAATCGTTGGTAGTCGCGTTCGCGATTTTGGTCAATGTGCCTGCAACGTCTTTGTAGATTGCAATCAGCGTGCCGTTGGTAATTCCTGTGCTTGCCATGGTATATTTATATTATTTTTTTATCTGTAATCCTGCCTGTTGGGCTTTGGTTTCTATGTAATCTTTGATTTGCGCCTCCATCGATGCCAAAAACGCGGTTCGACCTTGGTCAAACGCGGGCTGCATGAATGGGTGTGCGGGCATTACGTTTGGTAATAACTTTTTGCCCGTGTTGGTGACTTTACGTTTCTTTTTTCTCGATGCGTTTCGGTTCGACGTTCCCTCCTCCAATAGGTGTGCATGGTAACCCTTATACCCACCATAAACGCGCGCGCCAATCATCCTAAACGCCAATTTCGACCCGCGGTTATCGCGTTCGATATATCCAATTGATTCGCGCAAATTACCCGTGTTCACGTTTATTTTCGCCTTCGCCAATGAAATAAAAATCTGCCCGGCACGCTCAATCATATCTCCAAGCGTTCCCGATGGTACGCCTAGGTTCTTAAACTGATCACCGTTAATTTTCTGCTTAATCATGGACGAGCTCCGTTTGAATTACCAAATACATACGGCGGGCCAAATCCGCAATGTTCACAATATTATAATTTTTACCCTCCCAGACGATCCGCATTTTGGTGTTTATTCCTGCATCATATCGAACCGTAAAAACAACCGTTTGTTTGTGCTCGATTCGGTCCGCATCGACGTTCTCGTTTCCGCTTTCTGATTCAACAACCCGAGCCCATGCGGTCGTGTAGCTCGACCAATTACGGACTTTTTCGCCCGTATTCGCATCGGTCGTGGTGCTAAACTGCTGCACGGTTACAAGTTCGTCCATCAATCCCGCATTCATCTTAATCGAATTTTACTATGCGATACTTATCGAGTAAATACTCGTGGTTGTAGTCCATTTTGTTCTGTGTCGCGCCAATTACAACCGCCTGACGGTTATCGTAATACTGGCCAATCAACAGCAATGCAGCGTGTTTAATCGATGCGGGAAATTTCGCCGATTCGTTTACGCCGGTCGCGCTGGCTAATTCAAACCCTTCCGTCAATTCGACAATCATTCGCACCGTGTCGTCCGTCAAATTGCCCGGGGTGGATTCAAACACGATGGACCGCCCAAACTGCCCGAACTTTACGGGCGCGTCTATCCAATCCGTTGCCGTTTGGACCGCGTTATTCGTATCAACGTATTTAATCGCCTGAACCGATAAAACTCGGGTGTATAGGCGCAAAATGTTACCTTCAATTAATCCGTACGGGTTCAGCGTGTCCACAGATACCATTGGACCTGTGAACCCGCTAAACGCGTATTTCATCGCAGCCTTACGAATCGAGTAACCGACATACATTTCGCACGCATCTAGGGCCATAGAAATTAAACCCGTGATATACGAATCGTCCGCGGACGATGTAACGCGCAGGTGGGTTTTGGTTTCTGCCAAACTGATATAATCAGTATCGGCATGGCTTTTCGATATTAATTCGCGTGCTATATACATGGGTTATTCGGTTTCTTCGGTGGCTACGGTCGTTTCGTCGGTGGTTTCGGTCGTTTCAACGGGCTCGCAGTATTCCGCGTGTCCGTTCTCAACAATCACTTCGGCCAATAACGCGTCAATAACTGCCACGTCACCGCTGAAATATCCTAATCCATAAGGGCCAACAGGACTCACGGTAAATCTTACCGCAACTCCTTCCGAGCTTTGCAGCTCTTGTTTTTTTGGTTTTGCCATATTGGCGGGCGGATAGGCCGCTAAACCACACCGCCCTATCGATTATGCTGTTAACAAATCGACGATTGCACCGAAGGCGGCGGGTTGTTCAACCGCGATACCTACGTGCTGATTAACTACTACACGGGTTTTATTCCCGATGGCCTGTGAGAATGGGTCAACAACCAATTCAACACCGCCAAACTGACCTACAACCAAGTTTTTCCAATCGCCGTAGATCATCGCTGAACATACGCCGCTGGCTGAACCTTTGGTAAGATTTGAAGGCACGTTGGTTGTGCTGTACACGGGTTTCCCGTCGATTTGGTCGGCCAAACCGTTGAAATACGCCATGTAAGACATGATCATCGCACCTGAACCGCTGCTGATTTCGGTCTGCTTCAACTTGGCAACCAATTTAGGGTTGATCAAGAATTTGCCGTCCATACCTGCGTTGGCGTTTTCAACTGCGGCAACCAATTCGAGCACCTTAGCCAATGAAGGCACGGCACCGTTTGTTCCCATTGCTACGCTGTTAATTCCAGACGTGCCCAACAAGCCCAAAGGCTGGTTAGAAGATCCTGAACCGTTGATCGCTGCAGCTTCAATGGCAACCGCCAATGCTTTGATGAATGATTCAATGATTTTCTGGTCGATTGACTGGTTATTCTGCAACAACAACTGTTTGCTGATGTCGCTGTAACCTGCAATACGTGAAGGGCGCAACTGGCGTGCGGCGGTCACTGGATCACCTGAGGCGGCATCGGCTGTCTCTGCGGCCCATGCTACAGATACACCAGAACTGAACCCGGTCAAATCCACGTTAGCGGACAAACCTGTCAATTTGGTAGCACCCAATTGGTCCAAAACGGTCTTGGCGTACAACGCGTCGAAAAATCCAACCTTTTCCAATGGTATAAAGTTTCCACCGGCTGTGGCTGAACCTGCGCTCATGGTACGGTTTTCGCGCATTTTGATGTCCATCACCTTGTTGGAAAGGTAGATACCGTTCGGGCTGATACCCAATGAGCGGGCCTCTTTGGCTGATTCTTCAACCATTTCTTTTTCCAAGCCGCTCAATTTGTTCTCGCCTACCTCGTGGATAAGCTTTGAGAAACTAAACGCGCGGGCTTCTTTTTCTTCGCTGTCAACAACGGGAGCACCTGCAACACGTGCAATTTCTTCCATTTTTTCAGCGCGACGAATTTCAACGTCTACTGCGTCGATTTTGGCGGTTACACCGTCAAATTCGGTACCTTCTTCTGTGGTCATGTTGCGTTTCTCAGCAACCAAACGACCATTGAGGGCGGTCAACGTTGCAACCAACGCGGCGCGCTCCTCGCGGAGTTGTTTTAGGGTTTTCATATTTCTTAGTAATTTTTGTAACGGGCAAGGGCGATTCGGACTATATCCGCGTCACCGTAATTTTCGTCGGCGGGCTTCACAAACTGTGAACGCTCGTCGGTTAATGAACGCGCCTCGGTGCTAGTTCCTTCGGCGTAGGCCGGGAACGTAACGGGCGAAACGTCATATAATTTTGCAATTTTCGTAATAGTTCTCATGTACATAGGGCCGTATTTCTCGGAGTTGGTCCACTCGACGGTTTCAGCAACAAACTGAAACGAACTCTCTGAAATATCTTTACGCTTCACGGCAACCCCAACGTCCTGATGCGTTGGTGATTGGTAGTCCATGGTGTTTTCGTATTCTAGGTGTCCCTCAGCGTTAATAAACACCGACAACGTACCTGCGCTCTGACGGCCCAAAATCAATTCGTCCTCATGGTTAAACAGGCAGCGAATATCCGAAACGGTCAACGCCTCATCGAATGCACCGGGTGCGATCATTTCCTCGTACCATCCCATGTCCGTCACTACGTTAACAACGGCAGCGATTCCGCCGATTTTTTCGGGCAGCCCTTCGGCGTTCAACGCCCTAACTTCAACGGGCGATGCGTGTCTGCGTGTTTCTATTTTACTCATGATTGTGTGTTGTTGTTATTTCCTTGTTGGTTGTTATTTTTGGCTGCGGCGGCATACAACCCTTCAATTTTCGCCGTCATGTATTCGTCAAGTTTATCGGCGGTCAATAGGTCGGCGGTTACCAACATCTGATCGCCTGTATCGAATTTCGCTAAATCCTCCATATTACGCGCTTCGTTTCGGCTTAACCAACCGCCACGAATACCCGCGTTATAATAATCAGCACGGTTTTTCGCGCTGGCCCTCATCAACGAGTTAAACACGAATTTAAATTCGTGTGTCGGCTGATCAACTTCGCGCAATAATTTACGGCTCAATTCCTGTTCGATGCGCTCGGCTTCGGGTTGCAGGGTCTGAGCGTAAAATTGCTGCATCTCCAATTCGACATCAGTTCCGCTGTTTCCAGCATTCAGGACCGACAATGGAACGCCAAAAATTCGGCTAATCTCCTCAACGCTAAATTTACGCTGCTCGATATACATGGCCTCCTGCGGGCTCAAACTCATGCGTTCCATCTTGATACCTTCGGGCATAACGGCCGAACGTCTCTGCCCGTTAATAACATCGTCGAGCGATTCACGTAACGCGGTCGCATCGGCTACTTTTCTATCGGATGTTAACAAGAATTTCAACACGCCGTTTTTATACACGTCTGCCGATGATGCCATGGCCGCCAAATCAATACCGAGCGATTCAGCATGCATCTGAATTGGCGATTTACCAATTAACGGATCGTCCGTACACAACCCTTTGAAATGCAAAATCTCGTCGGCTGAATAAATACCGGCGTGCATTGGGTCCTCAACTTGGTAAAATAAAAACCCCTTGGAAATATACGGACGGACAAAACTGGTCGCGATTGGGTTTAATTCAATCGGCCTATAATTTTTGTCGCGCTTAATAATCGAATAACTGTTCCCGCGCGATTTTAACTGACACATAGTGTAAACCCAAAAATCAAACCCGGTCTGATATGGGTTGGGCTTTTTCAACAGCATCGTCAAATCGCCCGTCAATTTCTGTTTACCCTCAGCCGTTTCGCGATACAAATTCAATGACATCGTGGCGATTCCGTTGGCGATAACCTCAATTGAACGGTGAACGCTAGCAATGGAGTACGCGGTATTGCTCGTTACGGTCTGACCTGAGCGAGTGTAGCGACCCAGCAACGAGTAAAACGACCCGATCACGTCACCGATATACGGCATCGCTCCAAACTGCTGCTCTCGTTTCTCGCGCTTAAATAGGGTTGGCCACTGCATCGAGGCGAATTTAACGCGTCATCAAAAAACGGATGCAACAAATACGGCGCGTTATTCCCGATTAATTTTAGACCATTTCGACAACGCCGAACGAAAAACGCCGTAATTTTTATATTTGCGCCGTCCGAACACAAACACGTGGCGCGCTTCGATTACATCGTAGGCGTGTTCGTAACTTCCGCCCTCAGCGGACGAACGGGGCAGCTGGATATAATATTCCCGCATAAAGTCGTCCGTGTAGGTCAAATTTGCATCTTTTATCATAACATTTCGTTTTATAGCGGAACAAACCACAAATCGCCATCGTCCCGTTCTTTTGCTTTACCTTCCATCGCAATACCGATGGCCATAATCGACGACACCGCGCCGTCAATCTTATCACCCGATTTCTTTTTATCAGGCTTCACGTTATCGTTCTCGTCCTTTTTCATCATCACGTTCCCAACCATCCATCTCAATACCGGGTGCCCTGTGTGTCTTAACCGGCGCGTCAGGACCATTCGTTCCAATTCCTTCGACGGTGCCGACATGGATAATATCCCCTGGCTGTATTGAACCATCTCAAAACCATCATCCTGCAACTCAATTACGAGCTGCGACGCGTTATGTCGGTCATACGCAAAATCAAGAAAATTATACCGCTCCTTCAACCCGTTTATAAACCGCCTTATTTCGCGATAATCCGTCACGTTCCCGTCCGTGATCAATAGTTCGCCATCGCTCAGCCATTGACGGTACGACTGCCCCACCTGATCGCGCCTTTTTGTTACAGCATCTTCGGGGAGCCAGCAATAAAACAACAGTGCGTCCTTTTCAGGGAAAAACAAACTCAACGCGCAAAAATCTCGCGTACTGGCCAAATCTAATCCCGCGTAACAATCCAATCCGACTAACTCGTTCGGGTCCATTCCGCTGCACGCCATCCAATCGCGGTCGGTTATCCATGTTACCGCGGAATCGGTCCACACGTTCAACAGTTTCGTTTTAAACTCAACCTCTTTGTCGGCTGATTCTTTCGCCTCAATGATTCGGTCGGTTAAATATTTCTGAGCAACCGACACGCCCAAATTCGGGTTGGCCTTATACCACAGTTTCGGGTCGGTCCAATCGTCGCCTTCGTCCAGCGTGTAAATAATCGTAAACAACGCGGGGTCATCAACGAGCCCCTTCAATACGTTCGTGCAGTGGGTGCGGTGTTTATAACACGGGCTCTCTTTATTAAACCCCGCTGTGGTAATCGTGAATAAAAACGGCTGAGAACGTGCGCCCATTGAGTTCATGATCACGTTGTACATTTCGTCCGTCTTGTGCGCATGGTACTCGTCAATGGTCGCCATGTGGGTATTTAACCCGTCATTGGTCGTCGGTCCCCATTCAATCGGTCGAAATACGGAATTTTCGTAAATTATGCGGTGCGAGTTCACCGAATCGTGGATTTTTACTTCGCCCTTCAATATCTCACTAGCTCGGGCCATGGCGGCTGCCTCGTCAAACACGATTAACGCCTGCGCCATTTTGGTTGCAACGCTGAATACCTGCGCGCCGTTCTCGCCGTCCGCCACTAACCCGTAAAGCATGATCGCTGCAGCAAAGGTTGATTTACCATTTTTTCGCGGGACCTCAACGTATGCCCGACCAAATCTGCGCCGACCGTTTATTTCAAATCCAAAAATATTGTAAACTATAAATTTCTGCCATGGTTCGAGCGTTAAACGTTTCCCGGCAAACGCGCCCCGCCACTGCTCGAGCTCCTCGATAAACTCAACGGCGTGTTCGGCCCAATCCTCGCGGAACGTGTAAACCTTCAAATCGTCCAGGTACCGTTCGCACGCACGGCGGACAAAATCACACGCCTTGGTTGGGTGTTTGATTATATCCTTTGCGTATTGCGTGGCAGCGTTCATGGTGGGCGCGTTCTATTTCGGCTCGTTCTTGATTTCTGAATGGCGGCTCCAATCGTTCGTCGTTTTCGTACACGTGCCAAACGTTATGTTCGCCGCGGACGGTGAATTTGGGTATCAGAAATTTGCTGGTAATTTCTTGGTCCAGATCGGTGCCGATTTTGCGGGCTACTGATTCCAGGTGATCACTCAATATCTCATTCATTTCCTGCATGCGCTCGGTTACATTTTTCTTTTTCATCGCGGTTCAATTATGCGGTTTTTGATTTCTTGAATTTATCCAACTTCGATTCGGTCTGCGCTGGCGTGTTTGAAATTTTCGCACGGGCTGACGGGGTAATTCCAAATAACAACCCGATTTCCTTCGCTTGTTTCAAACTGCGTTCACGAATCGCAAAAAACGGGTTTATTACGTTGCCGTGTAATCCTGGTATTACATCGCCCTGCTCGACCAATTTTCTCGACGCGTTTTTGTAGGTTGCCATCGCTTCGGAATACGCCGCGATCATTTCGGTATCAACTGCCACCAACATGCCAATCGATTTTAGTTCCCGGCAAACGGTTTCGAAAATCTCGACGGCTTCAAAACGCACGTGATCGGGCGCGGTTGGTATTTCGGTGTTTAATTCAAAGCTCATTTCATTTTCAATCAGCCATCGTTTATCTCGATTTCCGTTGAGTTCCTTCAATTTGGTTGGTGTTTTCGGTCTGCCTCGCATAACACAAAGATATAGTAAAAATCGGTTATCTAAATTTCACTCGTGTGAGATTGCGAT